GGAGGTACAATGCCAATTAAACGTGTTATTGCATTTGGATGCAGTTGGACATATGGCGACGAATTAATAGACCCTCAATTTAGACATCTTAACGAAACAGAGTTTCGTGATCATTATGACGAAAACAAACCTTGGCGCTTGGCAAACTGTTATGCAGGATTGGTTGCTGATCATTATGGATTAGAGTTAGAAAATTGTGCATTTCCAGGTAGTAGTCTAGAAAGCATGAGATGGACTATGAATTGGATGATGACTAACCGTGATGATTTAGAAGATACCTTGTGGTTGGTTGGTTTAACTAATGCTACACGTATTAGTTGGTTTAATCCACAACACGAAGTAAGTATGAAAGATCCTCCTTGGAATAGACATTTACATAGCACATGGCTAACACAACCTAATCCAGATATTGACGACAACTGGTTTCAATTACAAAAATTATGGCTTGGCATGAGCTATCATAGAGAATGGGCAGATTACAATCACAAGATGACTGTTAATTTATTTGATTATGCACAACAACGAACTGGAGCAACTGTGATACAGTTTAACGTGTTACCAAATAATTATCAAACTACTGCTCCTACGTTGTTGTATAATAACTCATCATGGCAGGAAATTCTAATTTCTAAAAGAAAAGAATTAGCCGTAGAACCCTTTGCTTCAGGAGGACATCCAAATGAAAAAGGGCATGAAATTATATCAAAACACTTGCTAGAACACATAAAGTATGCTAATATATTAACATAATGTTAGACATCTTAAGTTACATTCCGCAGAAGCGAAAACAAACTAGTTCTGGTTGGGTAAGTTTTAATGCACCTTGTTGTGTACACAAAGGCGAGTCACAGGACAAACGTTTGCGTGGAGGTATAAAACAAGCAGAAGATGACTGGAGTTATCACTGTTTCAACTGTGGCTTTACTGCAAGTTTTGTTGCCGGACGTAGTGTTGGTTACAAGGCACGTAAGTTACTAGAATGGCTAGGTGTTGATCCAACTGATATTGAAAGGCTCAACTTAGAAAGTTTAAAACGTAAAAGTTTGTTAGACTTAACTGCTGAACGTAATACAATTAAACAAAAGCAGATTGACTTTGAAGAACAAGAAATACCCGTAGGTGTTGAACGTATAGATACAAACAACAAACTACACTTCCACTATGTGGATTATTTGAAACAACGTGGTATAGTATTTGGTTATCCTTTCCTAGTAGATAAGAAACGTGGCCCTAGAGATAGAATTGTTGTGCCTTATACATACAAGAACAGGATAGTAGGACACACGTCACGTTACTTGGACAGTCGTACACCAAAGTTTATAAACAGTCAACAACCTGGCTATGTGTTTGGATATGATTTACAAAAGTCTGACTGGACCAGTGCTATAGTTGTTGAAGGTATATTTGATGCACTAAGTATATCTGGCTTGGCATGTATGCATGAAACTATAAGCAAGGATCAAGCACAATTGCTAAAGCAATTGGAACGTAGAATTATAGTTGTACCTGATCAGGATCGTGCAGGATTAAGTATAATTGATGCCGCAGTAGAACACAAGTTTGAAGTTAGTATACCAGAGTGGCCAGAAGATGTGAAAGATGTAAATGATGCAGTGGTGCGTTTTGGTGTAGCAGAAACACTACAACAGATACATCAGTGTGCAGAACGTAGTAAAATAAAAATTGAAATGGCAAAGAAACGTCTAATGAGGACAGTATGACAGAATATAATTATGATGTACAAAAATTATTTTTAGAAATGATGATGCAAGATGCACAAAGTTTTCTAAGGGTACAAAACATATTTAATGAAGATAATTTTGATAGAGATTTAAAACAAACTGCAAAGTTTATCTATGATCATGCCAATGAACATAAGACATTGCCAGACAGAGCACAGGTTAAAGCAGTAACAAATATAGACTTATTGGAGATTCCAGATCTAAACAATGGACAAACAGATTGGTTCTTAGGAGAGTTTGAAGCATTTACAAGACGTACTGAATTAGAACGTGCCATACTTAAAAGTGCAGACTTGTTAGAAAAGGGAGAGTATGATCCTGTAGAAAAATTAATTAAAGACGCAGTACAAATAAGTTTAACAAAAGACTTGGGCACAGATTACTTTGAAGATCCAAGAGCAAGGCTTGCGGCACTGAAAGACAACAACGGACAGAATTCAACTGGATGGCCAAAGTTAGACAAACTACTCTATGGTGGATTCAACAGAGGTGAACTACAGATATTTGCAGGTGGTAGTGGATCTGGTAAGAGTTTGTTTATGCAAAACTTAGCAGTGAATTGGATGGAAGCAGGACTCAGTGGAGTATATATTACACTTGAATTAAGTGAAGGATTAACCGCAATGCGTGTTGATAGTATGTTAACAAACACTCCAACAAAACAGTTGTTTAAGGACATTGAAACTGTTGAAATGAAAGTGAAGATGATGGGGAAGAAAGCAGGAGCATTACAAATAAAGTATATGCCTGCACAAAGTAATGTAAACGACATAAGAGCATTTGTAAAAGAACTTAGCATAAAGCAAGGCAGCGAAATAGACTTTATGTGTATTGACTATCTGGATTTGCTTATGCCAGTTAGTGCTAAAGTATCTCCAAATGACTTGTTTGTCAAGGACAAGTATGTAAGTGAAGAACTGCGTAATCTATCAAGAGAACTTAACATACTGTTTGTAACTGCATCACAGTTAAACAGAAGTGCAGTTGAAGAAATTGAATTTGATCATTCGCACATCTCGGGTGGTATTAGTAAAATTAATACTGCTGACAATGTGTTTGGTATATTCACAAGTAGAGCAATGCGTGAACGTGGTAGATATCAAATACAAGCTATGAAGACTAGAAGCAGTAGTGGTGTTGGGATGAAAGTAGACTTGGAGTTTGACATAGAAAGTTTGCGTATACGTGACCTAGGTGATGATGAAGAATACCAACAGTTTAAGAAACAAAGCAGTAGTATCTATGATCAAATAAAAGCCAAGACACTTACAACAGATACTGCAAATGATGCAACTGTTGAAGACGAGCCAGGCAAAATTGTTGCTGATGTACAAAGTACAAAACTTAAACAGATGTTAGCAGGTATCAAAGCAAAAGGTTAAGCATATTGATCTATCGGCATTGCTTTAACGTTCTTGCGTTTTACTTTTAGATAGTTACTGTTGTCTTTGGTCCACATTTGTCCTTCGCCCACTACTACACTATCACGTGCATACTTCACAGGCTTATCAACTACAAGATCAACATAGCGTCCTTCGCCTACACCTAGTGTAATAAAGTGTATGTAATTTTTTGCATCGCTTTTAAACACTCTACTGGCTGCAATTATACCTGCAAACTGAAACTTGTCTAAGAATAAATTTTGCAATCCCATGTTTGGCAAAAAGCCAGGACTGTTCCATGCACCATGTTGTTTAAAACTTTCAACCGGATCCTCTGTAATCCAATTGTCAAAGCCTAAATCACGCAGATCCCAACCAGCACGTTTTGCTTCGTTGCGATATACCCAACGTGCATATGATCCTTGACAATGTTTTAGACAAGCACGCCAGAATTGTTTCGGATTGTACACTTTATGGTATGCTAGTGCCCATATAAGTCTACCCAAATTAACTGCGTGTGCTCTACACAAGCCAAACCCACTTAGCGACTGCATTTGTTCATAGATATCATGCTTGTCTGGATGGTCACCAAGTCGTGCCATAAATTGCATCATCTTCTCTTCATTCTTTTTTGCAAAAGCACGTCTGTACATGTCTGCTTCATATGGCGATATACCAATCAGCTTCATTATTTTGTGTATAGCATCATCTTCGTACACTATTGCATTCTTTTGTATACCTTTTTCACTCCAGTCACGAAACCAACTGGCCTTACGTCTGCCTTCCATAGCAACAGGACGTACCAACGCACTAGCAAATACACAGTCCTCAACTCCTGTTGGTTGTAATGCACGGAATAGTCTCTTCATTGTAGGAGACTCGCCTTGTGTTACGCCAAGCACGTCACCACGGCATAGTAAATCAGCAACTTGATCGTCCTCTTTTGGATATGCATCTAGTCTTGTGTGTGGATCTATTTCTAATAGTTGTGATAATCCTCTGTTTGCAAGTATATCTACCTTTAGGTGTTCCAAATCCTCTACTTCATTTTTATCAAGCAAGATAAGATTATCATCGCGGAACAAGCTCTTGGGCAATGCTCTGTCAAACACAAGCACACCACCACAGTGTTTGCTGATACAACGTTTCTTACCCATTAGTTTGCGTTCGATACGTCTTGCTTCTTGTTCATCAACGCCTAGTTTTGCGTAGTCTATTTCTTTTGGCAGTCTGCCCTTTGCTCCAAGACGTTTGGCGGCTTCACGCCGTGCTGACTTTTCTCTGTAAAGCACATAGTTTGATATTCTAGCACTCTGTGTTGGCCATTTATCAAACACACGTTGCATTGCAAGTTCTTGTTTGTGATGGGGTATGTCAATGTCCACATCGGGTAAATCATCTCTATAAGGATTTAAAAAACGTGCGAGTGGTATGTTCCACTCAATAGGATCAACGTCAGTTATACCCAT